AAAGCTCTACCCATGCACATCGTATCGAACCACACTTTCGGCTTGACGTTGTAACGCCAGCTTAGGATAGCCCCGTCGAACATTGTGTTCTGAGCAACGATACCTGCATTAGAGAAGTCTATGCGTTCCAGCACTGCCTTGATCTGGTCAGGGTCGTTCATGTACTTCGTAGACTTGTCGTTCTTCTTAATGGCAAGTCCGATAACTTCGAAGCGTGGATCACGTACGTACGCCTCTGTCGTCATCTTACTCAGAGAGAACTCCTGATCGTAGTAAGTCTCGAAGTCGAGTGTATATATGTCCATTACTTTGCATCCTCTTCCGCGTAGTGCGCGTCTACTGCGGCTTCGACCATGTACTCTGAAAAACTTTTGAACCCTCCAGCTGTCATGCGTTTAACTATCGCGAAGTACACCTCCTCAGTCATACCACGCGCAATGTGTTTGGTTAGGCTACCAATCTTGAACGCAGGGTTGTTCATTATGAGCGTCATGCGTTCTTCGTTGGTGTACACTTTACGTGCATCGACCACGTCGCCACGCTTCAACGCCCTGTGGACTACACCGATTACGTTTTGGTATGGCAGTCCCATCTCTTGCGATATCTCTATCGGGCGCTGACCATCGCGGTACCGCTGTATTATCTCTAGGCTTTGCAACGATAGGCGTCGGCCTTTGGAAGATAATACAGGTACTCCTGCGAACTTATGTCTGTTCCGTGTATCCCATGTTGAATCTGTCATTACTATTCTCCTCGCATCCATTTTAGGTCTTTGAGTAGACCCATTTTATCTTTGGTAACTGCTTCTAGTTTCATGGTCAGACGAGCAACCTCTGTGCGCTGCTTGGCTATCTTAGCCCGTAGTCGTGCGTTCTCCTGTTCAAGCACTGCTACGCTGCTCATGTCTTTGGCCTAGCCTTGGGACGTATTGTCCAGCCAGATGCCGTGTCTGTCTTAGTGCACTGGGCCATCGAATCGCTGTACTCAGCCAAAATCGTCGGGTAAATCTCATCCATCGCATTGGCACATGATGCCTGATCCCGAAACGCTATCTGGGAAACGTAAGTGTCGCCCTCGAACGTGTACGTCAACACAAGTAAATGCCAGAATATCATGCCTGCATCTCCTTCAGCTTGGCGATGTAATGCTTGGCCTTACCAGCATCGTCGCTGTCCTTCTTACCCTGACGGAGCGAGTACTTAATGACGTTACCTTTGAGGAACCCGATAAACTCCTCGGGTGTGAGCAGGGACTCCATCACGGCCCACGGCTGCAGAGCCATGTCCTTGTAGTGAGAGCCGCCCACCTGCTTCGAGTTTGCAGGTACGTCTTCTCGCCAGTTTTTAGATGATATTCTGCTGAACATCTGCAGGATAAACGCACGGTCTAACCCTAGCTTCTCAGCCACTTCCTCTGCGGTAGCTTTGCGGTTCCGTACAAGGTACTCCCACACCTGTGTTTCTTTTTCAGTGAATACGTTGGTCATATTTTACATCCTTCTTTGCGGCGATTGCTCACAAACTTTGTTAGGTCATCCTTGGCGTAGTGGTAACGCTGGTTGGCCGAGGGTGACGAATCTACAGAGAGGTACTGTTGCTGCCAGAAATCTACCTGCTTCCGTAGGAACCGTAGTTCTGCTTCGAGGGCGGGGGTCAGTTTGCCTTCACCCATTATAGCGAGAACCATGAGGTTTCGGGTGCCCACAATACAAACGATGCTTTCTCTTGGGTTCCTCTGGCCCACACTTGTGCCTTAGAAATCTCACCTGTCATGTGCATGCGGCTCAATGTTTGCTGCATATACAAGTCTTCTTCGCCCAACGCTTCGGCTAATGCGGGTGCAGTTTGCGGGAACTGATTAGCCTCAATGTCGAAGTAATCCACGATACGGTCTTCGAGTTTGGCCACTTCAACACGAGGTGTCGGTGCTTCGGCGGTGCGGGGCTGTGATGCACTAGCATCGGCTATAGATACCCCAACAGCTTTCCACGGCGTGTCCTCATGGGAGCTACCGAAGTTAGGAAGCATTGTTAGTTCTCGCGTCTGGTCTTCTTCGATGCCATATTTGCGCGCAACCTTTGCGTTGATGAATACTTGTTCACCAGTGGCTACACGGATGCCGAAGGTTGTGAGAGTTTCTAACTGTGTTTCGATGTACACTGTTTCAGTAATCATATTGTTAGTAGTCATAATAATAATCCTTTGGATTTGGTTGTGTTTATACGTTTACCCACGCTGTGAGCACTTCTTCAGTGTCGTGCATGTTTTCTTCATTCACGACCCAATCAAAACCTCCTGCAGTCCTGATGTCTTCTAGGTTCTTCTGCTGTAGTGCGGTGGTCTTACCCTTCCCCGCTTTACATTCGATACCGAAGAACAATCCTTTGTAGCAGGCAACGATGTCAGGTACGCCGCTGCGACCGAACCCTCCAGTGACAGGGTAAAAGTAGTACGCCCCCATCTTCTTTAGGTAGTTGGTCACTACTTTTTTGACTTTAGCTTCCGGTGTTGTAGCCATTGGTTTCTCCATACCGTAGTAACTGGTTTCTGTGATCTGGGTGGGGGACCGTAGCCCCCCAAGGTAGTGAGGCACTACCTAATCTTGGTAGACCCAGTAAGTTGATTTATCTATTCTACGTCCCACATCATCAACTTCTTCTGTTGGCGGAGTAGGATCGGTCATCATTAGAACAGCGATACGTTCTTGAATCCAAGATGGCGTCTCGTTTATGTTACTGTATAGGCCTGTACCTGACGCGTCAATACTTCCGAGGTCGAAACACATTATTTCTACCCGCCCCGTAGTAGGATGTACCGTCACACGGTATGTTTTATAGTCTGGTTTACCCACGTTATGTTACTCGCACTTCACATAAAACATATTCTCGCCAGCCCGATACCCGACACCTGCCACATACTGACCTACGCCGACCATAGACAACACAGAGATCGGACCCATAATCTGCTCGGGTATATCTCCTAGTGTGTACTTGAACGCGGTGTCCTCATCTAAACCACGTACGCTCAGTAAGCTACTAGTGGATGGCACGTCTGTGTATCCTCGGAAGTGTTGAGTATCGTCTACGGTAATTATCTCAACGAACGTCAGTGGTGCCTCCGCTTGCTTCTTGATCTCCTCGTATTCCTCGTTTGCGGTGAAGGTCGCACGTAAGTTCTGCTCTAGGTTCTTGTCAAGGAACTCATAGCCACTATCCAGTAGGTGCTTTAGCTCGTTCTGCAGGGGGTTCGCCTCTAACGCAGTGTACCGACGTACTTCTAGGAGGTTTCTACCCCTCGCTTCTCGGGCGCATGCCTCTGCTCGGTGCCGTGTCTCAATCTGTACCTCGTCGGCCTTACTGTACATGTCCCGCTGCACCCGTGCCATCACCTGTTTAGTGGTCCATGGACGTAGATATTTTGCTGCGTTCTTAACACCCTTGGCTCTGTGCAGGGCACTGGCCATATACTCTCTGTCACCATAGGTGTACGTGTTGTTGGTTATGTTAGGTGAGAACACATGGTATCTATCTCTACCATCGCCGCCATCCATATAATCACCACACGCTATGAAGCCCATTGCGTAGGTGTCTTGTGGTCGAAACACCCACAAAGCCTTTTGGTTTAATCGCCCGAACTCAATACCACGCATCTTCTCCTTTAGGTCGTGCGCCATATCCATAACGCCGACGTTGACGTCCGATATACATTCATCCTTTTGGATGTCCTTAACTAGCGTTGCTTGCAGTGTCATATTACTTACTCCCTATACCCTTAGTTACGAACCCGAGGTTCCTGTTGATCCACCTATTGTAAAGTGTACGTACTCGGGCCAAGTCTTCCTTGGTCTCGACGGTTTTGACCGCGAAGCTGCGTTCTGCGAAACTCCAACCCTTATCAGTGCAGCTGTGCGAAGTCGCGAACTCTACCCATAGTGATACCCGCAGTGGGTGCTCGTCGGCGCACACGATCGCACGAGACTTCATCTTTTCGAGGGGGCTGGTGGACCAGCTGTACCGATTGTCGAAGTGTTTGGCGATGTCAGCACTGCGCGCCAACCGATAGTCGTCGTCCTCTAGTGGTAGCAGTGGCGACATGGCCATACCCCACTCGAAGAACGACTTGATTGCGTCTTTGTATTTGGCTTTCTCTGCTTTCTTGACTGTTGGGCCTTTGGCGTTGGATATGTCTTGCCCTGTACCCGAGACGTGTAACCACGAACCATGTGCGTCTTTACGGAACACAACCGCAGAGTTGTCGTCGTGTGCCATAACCCATGCAGCGTTTTGCTTCGTCCAGAACTGTGTCCCCGCCCTAGATTTGATCGCAGTGTATATAGCTTTCGGCGCGGTCCGTACCTTGGCAAGGTAGTATTCCGTATAAGACGCGGCAGGTCCGCTTACGGTATCAGCAGACCTCGTTGTCCCTACCTCAATGAAGTGCTTGCCGTTGCGATTGCGGAACCACATGCCCTTGGGTGTATGACGATACAGGAATTGATACCGTGAGTTATGCGCCCCGAAGCCATACCCATTACGTAGTGTGACTTCTTCTGTGCCGTCACGCTTCTTGCGCCACACTATAGGTGCATACTGCTCCATATATGCGAGTGAGGGTTTGTAATCTGCAGCGCCGTAATTAAAGTAGTAAAAGTGTTCGTCACCGAAGTGATAGCCATCTGACAGCGCGTAGCAGTTTTCGCTGATCTTGGCGATACGTTCGTGCTTGCGCTTGCGATCCCCGATAGGGCGTATGTCTTTACCTACATTGTCCTTACCACGCAGGGGTGTGGTGTTGTTGTAGTGAGCCACTACCTCGTCGAAGGTATCGAATGATGAAAATGTTAGTGCCATTGGTTAGTCTCCTATTGATGGATTGGGTATTCTAGTTTAGATTTTTATGGTGGGCTGCGTCTGAATTTTAACGTCTGTTTTGTTTGGTGTGCAATGCGGCCCACACGATTATTCCTCCTCAACTTCTACCGTGCCACTGCCCTCGCAGTTATCACACTGGGCGATGTATTCCTCGAAGTCCCCGTAGTCATTGCTGAACCCCATAGGCACAAACCTGTC